TTGCCACCAATGCAGCCCACATCAGCAAAGCCCGCTACATCGACCTGCTGGAAAGCGAAAACCGCCTGTTGCGCACCGGCACAGCCAACAAACCGAAACGCGCCGCTAATGTGCCCTTAAGTGCGGTGGAAAAACAGCGCATTTTAGCCCTGCATGCGCAAGGCTTGGGCAAAGCGGACATCGCCGCACAACTCAACCGTTCAAAATCGGCAGTACGCGCTGTGATTCGTGAAAACCAAGGCGAATAAGGGGGCGAGTCATGGACAAACAACAACGTTGGGCTCTCGATAACCTTAATAACCAAGTGGCAGAAATCGGCGAAGGTTTAAAAGCACTGGGTGATTTAATCGAAGCGGCAGACACTAACAACGCACCAATGCCCTATCAACTGGCGTGTTTAGTGCGTGTTATTTGCCAAGCCACTTGTACAATATCGCTAAAAATTGGCGAAACTCTCGTCAATAATGAACAGTAAAACCGATTAATATGAGAAAACGCCCGTAGGGGCGTTTTTTTGTAGTTTTAAAAAAAATTACGGTATAATTTTATTAAACTTCCCACTAAAAATCAAAGAGTAAAGTGAGTTGATAATGATTGATTTAGAATTGCTACAAGAAGCAAGAATGGCGCATAGAATGGGCGATTATCATTTGGCAAGGGATTTATACCAACAAATCGCATACAGCTACAATGATTTTACGGAATTAGAGAAAGAGTCTTTCACAAAAGAAGTAGCACATTTTGCAGGTTCCGATCCAATGTATAAGGAGATTCTCAATCTGGTTATTTCTCATATTAACCAATCCACAGAACCCGTTTTGCAGAGCCAACTGACCAAAGTAATTAAAGACGGTTATGGTGAGCGCGGTGCGGAGTTATTTAGATATGTGCTTTATTATGCAGATTATCGAGATGAGTTAAAGCGTGTCAAAAAAGGAAGAAGCTACCAATTGTTCCTTCCTCATCAACTACCTAAAGATATACCCAAAGAAATGTTGGCTTCACCTAAAAAAGCCCGAAAAAGAGCAGCTAATATAACTGCAAGCCAACCAAGATTTGGAGTAAGACCACTATCGGTAAAACCAAAATCTTTTATTACGGAATTACAACGTGGTTACAAACAGGGTAAAAAAGCCCAAGGCGATATTCAAGAAGTAATAATTGGTCTTTTATTTTTAATCGGCTTTTTTATGTGGTTATTTAGCTAAGATACCATCACAGGTGGAGATCCATTTCTGAAATTGCCGATTTAAATCTAAGCAGTACCACTAGATATGGGAAAGCCCTAACAGCTTTAACCGTTAGGGCTAATAAATCGCCATTATGCATTAAAAACTTTTGCAGAGTAGACATGCATGGTGGCTTCACCACAAAATCCCTTGGTTTTTGCAAGGAAATTGTTGTTTATTTTGGATAGTAAGTAATATTGGCGTATTAATTACTATGTATAGTTCTCCATCCGCTGTACACAAACTCGAAAAAGAAGAACACCTTCGAAGACGGTGATTTATTCTAAATTAAATTGCGTGTTGTTGTCCACAAATAAGTGATGGCAATTTTTAATTTAGTAGGGTCATATGCTTGAACATAAGCCTGCGCCTGAAGGATTTAAATGGGTTTGCACACCGCAACGTAAAGTGCGTGGAAACTCAAATAAAATCCTTTATGCTAAAGATTATGGTTATGAAGCTTGGTGCTTTCTAGTCCGTGTATAACTTAACATCCCGCCTTTGTGCGGGATTTTTTGTGCGCCTTTTGACGAGCTTGGCGGCAACGGTGGCAAGTCATAAGGCTTACCGCGTGGTTTCAGATGCGGGAACGGTTGATACATAACGGTTACCCCTTGTTTAATCAATAGACTTATTATGCCTCTATTTTCCCTTCAATTTATTTAAATTACTTTAAAATCAATCAAAACATAAATTCTCTAAACTTAATTAAAAGTAAGTTAAAGAGGTTTGTGTTATGTCAGCACTATCATTCGAGCAAATTTTTGACCGCGTTATCGGGCACGAGGGCGGTTATGTCAATGACCCACGCGACCCGGGCGGGGAAACCAACTGGGGAATTACTAAACGCACTGCTCAAGCAAACGGCTATCACGGCGATATGCGCGCATTGACGCGTGCGCAGGCTTTTCGCATTTATGCGGAAGCATTTTGGAAACGTTATCAATGCGACAAGCTACCATCTGCGGTGACCTATCAGTTTTTTGATGCCTGTGTTAATCACGGGGCGGGCAATGCGGCACGTATGCTGCAACGTGCGGTCGGGGTATTGGATGACGGCATTATCGGTAATGTAACACTTGCCGCCATTAATCGGCAGGGCGTATCCGATACCTTAATGCGTTTGATTGCGGAGCGCTTGAGGTTTTACACGCGTTTATCCAATTTTAACACTTACGGCAAAGGGTGGGTTAACCGCATGGCAGGTAATCTAGTGTATGGCGCAACGGACAACGAGGTATGAAATGGAAATTACACGTAAAGGACTAAACTGGATTAAACGCTTATTCAGGGTAGGGAAATTACCGCAAAACCGCCCGCATAATTACAGAAAAAATGCGTGGGGCTATAAGGTGCGTGGTAAACAAACACCGGCAATGACGTTATATTTAAGCTTGGGAGCGTAGCATGAATAAAATGCAAGAACTTATCAGCAATCATGACGGGCGATTATCGACCACAGCAACGATCCAATTCTTCGGTTTTGTTGGTGCGCTATTCGTGCTGTTATTCGCTGTCGTTATGGATAAACCGTATGTGCCGGAGCTGTTCTCAGCCTTTTTATTTGCCTGTGTCGGCACGGCAGCCACTAAAGGGGCGGTGAACGCTTTACAAAGTTTTAGAGGTAATTAAATGACATTGCTTCAAGTTGGGTTGGCGGCAGTTGCCGCCTTGCTTGCCGGAGGTTGGGGGCTGACGGCATATTACAAGTGGCAAACAAAACGCACGCAAGAAGAAATTGCCGAAGTAAAGCAAGAAATAGAGCAAACTAAACAACAAAGTGCGGTATTAAAAACGCAACGCAATAACCAACGGAAACGCAAAAAAAATGAAGAAAACACACATAGCAGCACTCGTGATGAGCTTATTGACAGCCTGTCAAAGCAAGGAGATTTGCGTGATTAATGCCGCCTGCGATGGCTTTGCCGTTATCCGTGCCAGCCGCACGGACAGCACGGAAACGTTACGCCAAATTAAAGTACATAACGATACTTATCGCGCTATTTGTGAAAGCCAAGAGGACAAGGACGGTACGCCATGACGGCCTGTCGAATTACACTATATTTAACCGTTTTGCTGTTCTTGCTAGGCGTATGCTTGAGCGGGTTTTAGGGAGATGTACGAATGATGGATTTTTTGAAGATTGTGCAGCAGAACTGGGCCATTATTATGGCCGTCGGCGGTGCGGTGTGGACATACTTTTGGTTGACACTCGACACCAAATACGCGCGCAAGACCGATGTGGCGGATTTACGCCGCGCTATTGGGGACAATGAAAAAAGCCTGTCGGAAGTTAAAGGCGAATTGCGCCACTTGCCGACCTCTAAAGATGTCGCCGAATTACGCCTACTTATAACCGAAATGAAAGGCAAAACCGATACATTAAATGTGAGCATTAGCGGGCTAAATCATCAAGTCAAATTGTTAATTGAAAAAGAGGTAAACAAGGAATGATGCGGCAAGATATTTTTGTCAAAGACCAACGTTTAGTAATTTTACGCTCCCTTGAAGAGTGTGGCTACGACGCCAATGAAAGCATTTTGAACGATTGTTTGGATATGTACGGTCACGACATCAGCCGTGATTTGGTGCGCAATCACCTGTTATGGCTTGAGGAGCAAGGCTTAATTACCCTCGCCCGACTGAACAATAATGGCAAAGAATTTTTTGTGGCAACTATCACTCAACGCGGGTTAGATGTTGCACAAGGGCGCGTTTTAGTGGACGGCGTGAAAAAGCCGAGTCCGAAGATTTAAACCCGATTTAAACTCGATTTAAAGGACGTTTAAATGACCGATAAAAACACACGTGGACGCGCCAGTAAAGTAGATTTATTGCCACCTAATATCAAAACCCAACTGGCTATGATGTTACGCGACAAACAACTTTCCCAATCGCAAATCCTCGAAGAAATAAACGACCTGATCCGAGATTGCGGGCTGGATGATAGTTATCAGTTGAGTCGCACCGGTCTTAACCGGTATGCAACTCGTATGGAACAAATGGCAAGCAAAATTCGTAACGCTCGCGAGGTCGCCGAAATTTGGACAAAACAATTTGGTGAAGCTCCGCAAAGCGATATCGGAAAACTACTAATGGAAATTGTGAAAAACCTTGCCTTTGAAACCTCTATCGGCATGAGTGAGAGCGGACAAACTGCAGATCCTAAATCACTCGCTTTATTAGCTAGTGCAGTGCAACGGCTAGAGCAAGCTGAAAACCTTTCTCATAAACGAGAGCAAGCTATTCGTAAGGAAATGGCTCAACTTGCCGCTGAAACTGCTGAAAAAGTGGTTTTACAAGCAGGCTTATCACAAGCCACCGTTGCTCAACTAAAAGCTGAAATTTTAGGAATTGCATAATGACCGAAAACACTGTGCCGGATTTTATCCCTTTTGACCCCAATGAATTACTGTTGGGTTATCAAAAGCGCTGGATAGCGGATAAATCGCAACTCAAAATTGCCGAAAAATCCCGTCGAACGGGTTTGACATGGGCGGAAGCGGCAGATGATGCGCTGATTGCCAGCCTTTCTAAAAAAGATGGCGGGTCAGATGTTTTTTATATTGGCTCAAACAAAGAAATGGCACGTGAGTTTATTGACGCGGTGGCAATGTGGGCAAGGGCCTTTAATTATGCAGCAGGCGAAATTCAAGAAGAAGTTTTAGAAGACGAAGATAAAGCCATTTTGACTTACGTTATCTATTTTGCTTCGGGTTTTAAAGTCAAAGCCTTATCCAGTAACCCCAAAAACTTGCGGGGTATGCAAGGAGTTGTGGTGATTGATGAAGCTGCATTCCACGAATATCTTGCGGAGGTGTTAAAAGCTGCCCTGGCGCTGACTATGTGGGGGGCAAAAGTGCGGTTGATTTCTACGCATAATGGCGCAGATAACCTCTTTAATGAATTGATTTTAGACAGTCGAGCTGGTAAAAAACGTTACTCGGTACACACCATTACGCTTGATGATGCCTGTGCAGAAGGCTTGTATCAGCGTATTTGCCAAGTCAGTAAACAAGTATGGACAGCGGAGAAAGAACAGGAATGGAAAGAAAACCTACTCAACGACACCGCCACAAAAGAAGATGCGGAAGAAGAGTATTTCTGCGTGCCGAAAAACGGTTCGGGCTTGTGGCTTTCCCGTGCTTTGATTGAACGCCAAATGAGCGAGAAAACGCCGGTAGTACGTTTTGAAGCCAAAGACGGTTTCAGTCTAGTGCCGGAACCGACACGTTATAAAGAAATGGAAGATTGGAGTGAAAAAACATTAGCTCCGATTTTACAGGGATTATCGCCTAATTTATTGCACTTCTTCGGCGAAGACTTTGCCCGTAGCGGCGACATGACTTCTTTTGTCATCTTGGCCCAACAGCAGAACTTAACCAAACAGGTGCAGTTTATCGTTGAGTTGGGCAATATGCCTTATAAGCAACAAGAACAAATCGTGTTGTTTATTTTAAAACGACTTCCCCGTTTTTCCGGTGCGGCATTTGACGCACGCGGTAATGGCGGCTATTTGGCGGAATCAGCCCGTGACGCTTTCGGCTCATTGGTTGATTGTGTTCAGTTATCGGAAAAATGGTATCGCGAACACACCGCACCATTTAAAGCCGCCTTAGAGGATGGCGAACTGGAAGCCATTCCGAAAGATGCCGATATTCTTGCTGACTTACGTTCATTTCAAGTCGTAAAAGGCGTGCCACGCATACCGGATAAACGGGTGAAAAGTACCGATGGTAAAACCAAACGCCACGGCGATACGGCAATTGCACTGCTGTTAGCACATTATGCAAGTCGTCAGTTGATTCAATTGCCGGTAAAAGCCCATAGCCGTCGTACCAGACAAAGTGCCAAAATGACAGAAGGATATTAATCAATGGCAACCCAAAAACAAGATTTAGTCCGTGAAATAGCCACGCGTGCGCAAGCGATTGATTATTGGTCGCTCGGGCATTATCTGCCAAACCCCGACCCTGTACTCAAAAAAATGGGGCGTGACATCAGTGCATATCGCGAAGTGTTGTCCGACAGTCATGTCGGCGGTTGTGTCCGTCGCCGTAAAGCAGCAGTAAAAGGCTTAGAGTGGCGCATTACCACAACAGGAAACGAAAAAACGGATGAGATATTGACCGCACTTTTTGACCGTCTGCCGTTAAATCAAATTATTACTCAAATCTTAGATGCCGCCTTATTCGGTTATCAAGTCCTCGAGGTGATGTGGGTGTTTGAAAACGGCGTATGGCTACCTTATGCCGTGGACGGTAAGCCACAAGAATGGTTTGTGTTTGATGAAGATAATCAACTTAAATTGCGTACTAAGGACGCCTATTTTGAGGGCGTGCCGTTGCCGGAGAAGAAGTTTTTACTGGCAACGCAAAACGCCACTTACACCAATCCCTACGGACAAGGCGATTTGGCGATGTGTTTTTGGGCAGCAACGTTTAAAAAAGGCGGGTTTAAATTTTGGCTGGATTTTACTGAAAAATACGGTGCACCTTGGCTGGTCGGTAAACACCCACGTCAAGCACACAGCGCCGACATTGAAGACTTATTGGACAGCATGGAAAATATGCTAGGCACGGCAGTGGCGGCAATCCCGGATGACAGCTCTATTGACTTAAAAGAAAGTGCCAGTAAAGGGGCGTCATCACAAGCCTTTAATGATTTTTTACGTTACTGTAAATCAGAGATATCCGTTGCCCTGCTCGGACAAGACCAAACCACCGAAGCGGACGCTAACCGTGCCAGTGCTACCGCAGGCTTGATCGTTACCGAAGATATCCGCAATGACGATGCGGCAATGGTTGAAGGCGTATTTAATCAGTTGTTGGCATGGGTTTGTGATCTGAATTTTACCGTTGACACACTACCGAAATTTGAGCTTTACGAACAAGAAAGCATTGATATATTGCAAGTCGAGCGAGATGAAAAATTGTCAGGGCTAGGTGTTCAATTTAGCGAGCAGTATGTGAAACGTATTTACAATTTCGAAGACGGTGACATCAAACTGGCACAAACCGTCAGCCCGGAAGGTAAAACGGCAGAATTTGCCGAGCCGATCCCTAAATCTATTGTGGACAGTATCGGCGAACAGCTGGAAGTGGAAGGCGAACCGATCGTTGAAGAATGGTTGCAAACCATCAAAGACCAACTGTCACAAGCTGAAAGTCTTGAAGACTTTAGGCATCAGCTGGACAGCTTAATCCCTGAGTTGAGTTTTGCCGAATATGGCAAGGTGATGGCATGGGCCTCTACCACGGCGTATTTTGCCGGTCGTCAATCCGTAGAAGATGAGCGTAAACAATGAGCAAGTTCACTTTTGAAGAGCAGGTTAAGTATTTTGAGAAGAAACTCAACTTACCAACTAACAGCTATTTGGATGTATTAGGCGAAGAACACGACTACTTTTTTGTGGTCGCCGGTGCGAACCGAAACGAAGTGCTGCTCGCCTTTCGCCAAGCGGTGGACGAGGCCATCAATAACGGCGAAACGCTAGAAGGCTTTCGTAAGCGATTTGATGAGATTGTGGCAAATACCGGCTGGCAATATAACGGCGGGCGCAACTGGCGCACGCGCATTATTTACGATACTAACGTGTACGCCGCTTACAATAGAGGGCGTTTGCAACAACATTTAGATCTCGCTGATGTAATGCCCTATTGGGAATATCACCACCACGATAATGCACACCCACGACAAGAACATATTGACTTAGACGGTACAATTTTACCGGCGAGCGATCCGTTTTGGCGTTATTACTACCCTATCAAAGCCTACGGTTGCCACTGTACTGTAACCGCGCACGATGAAGACGATTTGAAAGAGATGGGCAAAACCGTGAGTCCATCGCCCGAAATTGAATGGCAAGAAAAACTGGTGGGCGTGCGCTCCGGCAATCCGCGCATGGTACGCGTTCCGAAAGGTTATGATGTGGGGTTTGCCCCGCATAATTTTGAACGTTTGACCGCCGGTCGAAATGCGGACGTAGATCAGCTTTTGTTTAACAAGTTCATAAGTGCTGAACCTAAGCTCGCCAGCCTACTTATCGAAAATGTATTACAAAACCCGCGCGCAGTAATGATGTTAAACGAGACAATGAAGTCTATGGTCGATACGGTCACCAGCGAAAAAATGGCACATGGACAAATAAAAAACGTAGGCGCTATTCCATCCAAAGTGATTGATAAATTGACCGCACTTGAGAAAACTCCGCAATCTGCCGTGATTGCAGTTAGAGATGAAGATGTATTGCACGCCTTACGTGATACCAAACAAGCCAAAGGCATTAACTTGCCGATTGAATTTTGGGAACGGCTGCCGGAGAAGTTGAGAAATCCAAAGGCGATTTTGTTGCAAGCGAAAGAACAGCAACGCAATAAAAACGCTGGCGATGTGCTGTTATTTATCTATGAAACGGAGAAAGGTAAAGTCGCTATCAAAATGGATTATGAAGTAAAAATTAAAGATGAATTAAGTGGCAAGAAACTTGCTCAAAAGTTGAATGTGGTTAGAACAGCAAGTGTAGTTGAAGATTTTACCCAACTAGGCGCGTTTGAAGTGTTATGGGGTTCATTGCAGTAGTTTGCCTGATTCGAACAGGATAATCAGCCGTCTTTTGACCCTGGACCCTTTCCAGTTGGTAACCCCTACTGCAATATCCTCACTATACGCCCAACTAATTTTTTAATCAATAGGAGAACGAAAATGATTGAACGTGTAACACAAGAACATTTGGAATCTATTATCACCGGTAAACAATTCCATCGTTTAACGGAAACACTCACTGTTTGTGTTTTAACGTTGCGTAATGGTTTCACGGTGACAGGAGAATCCGCCTGTGTTTCCCCGGCGCTTTACAACCAAGAAATTGGTGAACAAATTGCCTTTAAAAATGCCTTTAGTAAATTATGGCAATTGGAAGGTTATGCACTGAAAAATAAGTTAGCAGGTTATTAAAAAAATCAGAAATTCAAAGCGTAGTAACATTACTGCGCTTTTTTAATGGAGAAAGTCAGTGATCAAAATCACCCTCAATCATCTTAAAGCCCAATCTCAACTTGAACAAATTGCCAAACAGTTACAACAACCGCGCAAATTATATGGTTTGTTGGGCGAAACCTTGAAAAAGATCCACGACCAGCGTTTTAAAGACCAACGGTCGCCGAACGGGAAAAAGTGGGAGCCGTTATCACCGCGATATGCTGCTTATAAAGACCGAAAAGGCAAGGGCAAACGCATTTTAAAATTTGATGGTGCGTTGAGTGAACGTACCGCCTATAATTACGACGACCAAGGAGTGGAATTTGGCAGTCCGATGAAATACGCCCGCGTGCATCAGTATGGCTCGAACAAATCCAGCGGACGAGGAAGCGGGATTAAGCCCCGTCCTTGGTTGGGCGTGTCTAATGATGATGAAAAACTGTTATTAGATAAGGCCACGGCACACCTAAGTCGAGCAATTGCCAAAGTAACCCGTTAAGCATTAAAATGCAAAATACGCCCTAAAACGCGCATAGAGCCGTTTTAATGATGATAGCGTATGATTTATCATTTAAAAATAGTTGAACGTTTTTGAACGGGGTTTGAACGTTTTTAAACGCTATTGTGAATGTTATTTTTGTGTCTTTGATAAAATCCCGTTAAATCCCCCCTTAAATCTTTAAACCAGTTTAAAAGCCGTTTACATCACACTGCGCCATAATGACCCAAAATGAACGAGGATAGTATGGCGTATCAATATGCAACTCATCGAAATATTTAAAGCAGGCACCCACAAGGATGCAAATGGCGCTGAAGTCACCATTACCCGTGATGACCTGCAAGCCGTCGTCAATAATTACTCCGCAGAATACCACGAGGCCCCGCTGGTCGTTGGCCATCCTAAAATGGACGCGCCGGCTTACGGCTGGGCGGAAGAGTTGATATTAGACGATGATGTCCTGAAAGTTAAGCCAAAACAGGTAGATGCCGCATTTGCCGAATTAGTCAAAGAAGGCAAGTTTAAAAAGATTTCTGCCGCCTTTTACCGCCCTAACAGCGCGGGCAATCCTAAACCTGAAGGTTGGTATCTACGCCATGTCGGTTTTTTGGGTGCCATGCCACCTGCCGTAAAAGGGCTGGCCGACCCGGTATTTAACGACACCCCGGATGACTTTGTTGAATTTGGCGACTGGGAGCAGGCAAACCTTTGGTCACGACTGCGCGATTTTTTTATTAGCCAATTTGGCCTAGAAAAAGCTGATGAAGTCTTACCGGCTTGGCAAGTGCAAGGATTACGCGAAGAAGCGGTGCGTGAAGAAGAGCGACGTTATCAAAAACTCTTACAAGATGAACCGCACTTTAACGAGGCACAGCCACAGATTACCCAACCCCAAAATGAAACCATAGGAGAAACCAATATGACACAAGAGGAAATTGACGCGCTGAAAGCTGAGAATGCCGCATTAAAAGCAGCACAGGCACAAGCCGCCAAAGCCCAAACAGAAGCAGAAAATGCGCAATTTGCCGAGGGATTGATTGCTGAAGGCAAATTAACGCCGAAGCAAAAAGATGCGGCGTTAGCATTACTTAATACCGAATTTGGCAGTGCCGAGTTCGGCGAAGATGACTTTAAAGGCAAATTAAAAGCCTTTTTAAGCGACTTACCAAAAGCGGTCGAATTTGCTGAATTTGCCACTAAGGATAAGGCCGCAGAACCGCAAGACGGTAGCGTGGAATATGCAGAAGGAACCGACCCGGCATCCATTGAAGCCGATAAGCAAATCCGGGCATACATGAAAGAACACGGTGTGGGTTACACCGAGGCATTTAACGCGATTTACAAATAAGGAGCTTGTTAATGGCAGCACATGACTTGAAAAAATTACGTGTACAAGACCCCGTTTTAACGGAACTTGCACAAGGTTATCACAACAATGAACTGGTCGGCGAAATCTTAATGCCAACCGTAGAAATTGAAAAAGAAGCAGGGAAAATCCCTCAATTCGGGCGTTTAGCGTTTCGCTTGCCGACCACAGTGCGTAGTTTACGCGGTACATCCAACCGCTTAGATCCAGAAGATATTTCGGCGATTGACGTGGCGTTGGAAGAGCACGATGTGGAATATGCCATTGATTATCGCGAAGAAAATGAAGCGATTTTCTCTTTGCGTCAATTTGCATTAAATACCACACAAGATGTGATTGCGTTAGGGCGCGAAAAAGAAGTAGCCACGTTGGCGCAAAATCAAAGCAACTACGATACTACTAACAAAGTAGCATTAAGCGGCACGTCTAAATTTACCAGCGACCAAGCGGACATATTTGGTATTTTTGATACGGGGATCCGCGCTGTGAAACGCGCTATCGGGCGTAAGCCGAATGTGTGTGTAATTGCCGGTGATGTATGGGCGGTGTTGAAAGAACATCCGAAAGTTATCGAAAAACTGAAATATTCGCAGGTGGCGATTGTGACACCGGAAGTGTTTGCGAAACTTATCGGGATTGACACCGTGAAAATTGGTGAAGCGGTATATGAAACAAGTGGCCAATTAAAAGATATTTGGACGGATTCCGTAGTATTAGCTTATGTGGCACCGCGCTCAACACAAGGCAAAGGCACCGTATATGAACCGTCTTACGGTTACACAGTGCGTCGTAATAAGGGCCTGTTTGTTGATACCTACAAAGAAAACGGTGGAAAAATTGAAGTTGTACGTACGACCGATATTCACAAACCGCACTTAGTGGGTAAATCAGCCGGTTATCTGATGACTAAGTGCATCACCGCCTAATTCAAATTGACCGCACTTAATTAAAGTGCGGTTGAAAAATCTATTATTTTGAGGATAGCAACATGGATAAAACCTTATTGATTTCAGCAGTGGTCGCACATACGGCCTTATGGCATAACAACCAACACTACCCGGTCGGCACTGAAATTGAAGTAACAGAGCCTGAATTTGAAAAGCTGGCATATTACCTCAAACGGGCGGAAAGTGAATCGGTGCCGGAGGTGAAGGCAGGTGAGGTAGATATTGCAGAAGAAGCCCGTGCGATTGACGCAGAAATAGAAGCCGGCAAATCGCCGGAGGAAGCGGAAAAGCCTGCTGAAACAGTGGAAGTCACTGCGCCGGAGGAGGCGGAAAAGCCAACCGAAACGGCGGAAGCTACGGCACAGGAAGACGTAAAAAGTAAAAGCAAAAAGGCGCAGTAATGTATATCACCACGCACGAGTTAGTTGCCGTATTTAGCCAAAAAACCCTGATCCAATTGAGCAATGACGATTATCAAGCGACCGATGTTGATTTTGTTGTGCTAGAGCAGGCAATTAAAACAGCGTGCGAGCGTATTGATGCGGCATTGCGGGGACGTTATCGTCTACCGCTTGCCGAGGTGCCAACAGTGTTACATAGCCATTGCCTGTATTTGGCGCGGCATTGGCTGTATGCCCGTCGCCCGGAAATGAAGATACCGGAGACCGTCGAGAAAACCTATCAACAAACCATAAAAGAGCTGGAGCAAATTGCACAAGGCAAGCTGCATCTGGGGATTGCCGGGTTTGACGATGCTCCGTCAGCCAACGGGCAACGTGATCAATATGGTGATGTGTTGAAAGACAGCGGGGAATATCGAGTGCGCGCCAAAGAGAAGTTAAATACGGACGGTTATTAATGAGTGCGACATTGCCGATTTTAATGGCCGTTAAAGACCATTTAAAGGCGCATTTAACGGACTGGGAAATAGAATTAATGCCGGATAAATTGGACGACTATTTTTTAGCTCATCCGAATGGTGCGGTGTTAATTAGTTATGTCGCGTCTAAATTTGGTGGATTACGCGCAGCCGATATTGTCAGTCAAACCCGCACCGTGAATATTGTGTTAACCGTCATCACCCGCAATTTACATAACGATTACGGCGCATTGGATTTGTTGGATAGATTGCGCTTGTTAATAGTCGGGTTTAAACCGCCGGATTGCTCTGAGTGTTACTTAATCGAAGAGCATTTCGAGGGTGAGGATACCGGCACGTGGCAATATCAGCTGGTATTACAAACCGAAACAGTGCAGTTACAAAACGTTAAATGTAAGAATTTACCAAAATTAGTCGAGGTTATTACACGCCGCAAAGGGCAGCCGCTCGACCCGAAATTAACCAAAAAATAGGAGACTTTATGACAGCAGCATATCATCACGGCTCGGAGACAATTCGGGTTAATGGCGGCTCAGTGCCCGTCAGCCAAGTGGACAGTGCCATTATCGGTATTGTGGGCAGCGCGCCGATAGGTGAGGTGAACACGCTTAAATTGTGTATCAGTAAAAAAGACTTTGCTCAATTTGGCGATTTAAAAGATAAGGGCTACTCGCTCCCGGACGCATTAGATATTTTAAGCCGTTATGCAGCAGGTCAGGTGTATGTTATCAATGTGTTAGACCCGACCAAGCACCGCACTACGGTGACAGACGAAGTTATTACACCGGATGCGGATACGTTATCGGCTAAAACGGCATATGCCGGACTAATTGAGTTTAGCCTTAAAGCCGGCAGCGATACATTAACTGTTAACACCGATTATCATGTCGATTTATTGACGGGTGAAATCAAATTAACGGCCAAGAAAGAAAACTTAAAAGCCACATACACTTATGCCGACCCGACCAAAGTTACGGAAGAAGATATTAAAGGCGGAATTGATACCGGCACCGGTGCACGCAAAGGGTTTGAAATGTTGCGTGCCGGGTTTAACCTGTTCGGGGCAGACGCCAAAATCTTAATCTGTCCGCAATATGATAAAACGGCTACGATGGCGACTGCGCTGGAAACCTTAGCGGGGAAAATCAATGCGATTTGTTATATTCAAGCACCGAAGGGAACAACGTTAGCTAAAGCGATTGCAGGTCGTGGGCCGGAGGGAACCATTAACTTTAAAACCTCCGGTGACCGTACGCAGTTATTCTTCCCGTACGTAGTGGGCGAACGAAATACATTGGAAAGTTTGGCAACCCATGCAGCGGGGTTGCGGATGTTGACCGATGTGGAGCAAGGCTACTGGTTTAGTATCTCCAACCGCCAATTAAAAGGCGTTATCGGAACAGAAATCCCGCTCACCGCCCGAGTGGACGACGTACAATCGGAAACCAACCGCTTAAATGCGGTGGGGATTACCACGGTGTTTAACAGTTACGGTACGGGCTTTAGATTATGGGGCAACCGTTTGGCGTGCTATCCGACCGTGACCCACATCAGCAACTTTGAGGTGGTGCAACGCACGGCGGATTTAATCGACGAAAGCATTCGCCGCGTGGAGTTGCAATATGTTGACCGACCAATTGATGAGGCGTTGCTAGACAGCTTGCTCGGCACAGTGGAAACCTACATGAGCACCCTGCGCTCAATTGTAGGTTTTAGTGTAAGTCTTGACCCTGACGCCAATTTAGTGGACGCGTTTAGCAAGGGTCAGGTGCCGATTCAATATGACTTTACGCCGAAAATCCCGGCAGAGCGGATCACCAACACCAGTGTGGTTACCCGTAAATATTTGGTTAATTTGGCGCGTAGCGCATAAGGAGAGTAGATGAGCGCAATTATCAATCAAGTAGATAACGCCAATGTCTACATTAACGGCAATAGCTTTTTAGGCAAAGCCAAGACCATTAAAACTCCCGAATTCGAGGTGGAGTTTGTTGAACACGATAACCTTGGCTTAATCGGCAAAATTAAACTGCCAAGCAAAGTCAACGCGTTAGAGGGCGAAATCACTTGGGACGGCTTTTATCCCGAAGTGGCGGCGGTAGCCGGTAATCCGTTCAAAAATGCCCAGTTGATGGTGCGTGCCAATGTGCGCGTGTTCAATGCAGCCGGCATGGCAGCGGAAGTGCCGTTGGTGATGACGATGAATGTGAGCTTTAGCAAGGTCAATATTGGGGAGTACAAGAAAGAAGCGGTAGAGTTCCCGATGACCTATCAAGTACACAGTCTTAAACAGGTCATTGATGGCAAGGAAGTGTTGTTTTACGATGCGTTTAGCAATCAATACCGCGTTGCCGGCGAAGATATTTTGCAAAAATACCGCAGTAATATCGGGCAGTAATCTTTAATCAAGTTTAAAATCAAAACCGACCGCACTTTAGTACACTCCTTAGTGAAGTTTAATACCTATTTATTCACTAAGGAGTTTTTTATGTCTGAAACTATTCTCACCCTTGATTTCCCAATTCAGGACGGGCAAGGCAACACCCTCACTGAATTAAAAATCCGTCGTCCTAAAGTACGCGATATTCGCAAAATGCAAGGTGCAACCGAAGCAGAACAAAGCGTGAGCTTATTGGCTATCGTTACCGGTTTGGTACCGGAAGATATTGATGAGATGGATATGGCGGACTTCCAACGCGCGGCAAAAATCATTGAGAAAATGCAAAAGGGAAAGTAAGCGAAGAAAGCCTGAATGCGGCGTTGGCGGATTTAGCCTTTTGGTTCGGTTTTCAACCTAGTGAATTGGAAGAAATGACCTTGAATGAAGTGGAACGTTGGCTAGAACAAGCCAACCGACAAATAAAAGCCAACTACACCAAAGCCGCTATTTAAGCGGCTTTGTCTTTAATGTTTGAAGAGCGTTTGGGCGGTGGTAAAAACCCCTGTCAGGGAGGTGATAACAACTTTCCCGGCAAAATAAAGTAGAACACCAATTAAGGCCCACGGAAACATGAACAAAAAGGCCGATAGCCCAATAGAAAGCCAGTTTATTGGGGAGTAGAACGATAAAAAATGATAAAGGCTATATCCATAACCGGCAAAGGCAAATAAAAACGCCACAACTTGTACATTTTCTGTCAGTTTTACAGTTTTCATTTTCACCTCCTTATCAATCAAACGGGACTATAAACGATGTCGAATAAATTAGCAATCGGTTTAGTGATCACAGCAGGCGTAAGCGGTGCGATTAAAGGTATCCGCTCTGTTTGTAGCAGTTTTAAAATCTTGCAAGACCAAACGCTAAGCACCACGCAGAAAATGGGCGCATTAACAAAAACCGGGTTTGCAAGTTTTAGTACGCTCGCGTCCTCTGCAACCGCAACTATGGCAACTATTCGTGGCCTTGCTGATCCGGCAATCAAATTTGAAAGTGCAATGGCGGATGTAAAAAAAGTCGTTAACTTTGACACGCCGGAGCAGTTCAAAGAAATGGGTAACGATATTTTAAAACTTACCCGCACTATCCCGATGGCAGGAGAAGAAATCGCCGCTATCGTTGCCGCCGGTGGACAGTCCGGTGTTGCACGGGAAAACCTATTAAGTTATGCCAAAGACGCGGCGACTATGGGGGTGGCGTTTGATATGGCGGCGGGTGATGCCGGGGAAGCTATGGCGACCATGGCAAACGTATTG